GCCTTTTCTTGTGCAAAAGGTACGGGGTCTGATGATAGGTTTTGAATATTAAAACCTTGTATATCTTTATAACTAGCCATTGATTATTTATCCTTTAATAACCAACCGTAAGTAGCTCCTGAGTATACTAATGTTAAACCAGCTCTTTCTACAGATACAGTTAAGTCTGCAGCAGAACCTTGTATATTTTCACCGTTTCTACCGACAGTTAAATTGTTTGTATCGAAAGTTCCTGCGTAGTCAACTAATGTTACTTCATCTCCTAAAGTTGGAGAAGTTGGAAGTGTTACAGTAAATGCTCCGCCTGAAGTATCACAAAAATAACCATTACCTGCTACAGCATTAGCTGGATCTGCTGTGATAACTGCTTGCCAAGATGTTCCACCAGAATTATCTGTGAAAGATAAATTGCCTGAACCATCTGTGACTAAAATTTGATCTGCTGTACCAGTTGCTGTTGGTAAAGTTAATGTGTATGAAGCTGAAACTGTTCCTGGTGATTTTAAACCAACGTATTCACCGCCAGCTGTATCACCTAATCTTAATGAACCTGTTGCACCAAGAGTAACGTTTGTTCCATCCCAAACTAAATTAGCAGAACCACCAAAAGATGAACCGCCATCATTAAATTGAATTTGTGTATCAGAACCACCTGGAGGTGATGCTAATGTAATATTATCTACATTTGTTCCATCTGAAAAAACATATTTAAAACCTTTATCATCAGTTGCAAAAGTTACACCTGTTCCTGAAACTGTTTTAAATTCAACTGTGTAAGCTCCTGTTGTTCCGTTACTTATAATATAAGTTTTTTCTATACCATTAGGTATAGTTACAATTTGATTTCCTGTAATTGTTCCTGTTAATTTAATTACAGCATTTCTAGCATTAGAAATAGTTGCGTCGGTCATAGCTAATGCAGTAGTTTGTGCACCACCTGCAATAGATATTGCTTCATAACCTGCAATCGCTTGTTGTAATAAATTTAAATTTGTATTTGTTTTATCGCCCCATGTTCCCGAGTTTTCACCGGTTACCATTAACTCGAGTTTTAGATCTGTAGAATAACTTGATGCCATAGTTTATATAAATTTATAGTAATTAAGTAATTTTATTATCCTTATGCTGCTGTGTCAACTTCTACCCAAATGTTATTTACAGAAGTGCTTATTTCAGTCCAGCTATTAGAAACTCCTGGTATTACTTTACTCCAGCTTGTAATCCTTGGATTACCTAAAGAAGCTGTCATAGAGACACTTGTAGGACTTACTATAGCATTTGCTGTAACTATTACTGAATTAACCGCTGTTGTTAAAGATTGACCTGTAACTTCAGCTATTGATACAAGATCAGCATCTCCTTGGCTTATAGCCATAGATTGACCTGTTAAAGTACCTGTAATTGCATCTCCTGTTATTGATACTGAAGCAAGAGAAGTACTTAAACTTTCACCTGTTAAATCAACAGGTGTATTTAAATCTATTGAAACATTATCTACTGCTGATGTTAAAGACTGACCTGTTAAAGAAACAGTAATATCAGTAAACGCAGATTCATTTCCGAGACTTAAAGATAAAGTAACAGCTGTTGGATCTACTACTGTAGCTGCTGATTGTGAAGCTGTTCCTGTAGCTGTTGTTAATGCACTTCCAACAACATTATCTGATACATTTCCATCTGCTGTAATTGATGGAGCTTGTACAAAGGATGTTAAATCAATTCCTGTTAATGTAACATTAACATTTCCAGTAACACCTTCATTTCCTATGTTTGTTTGTAAAGTTGTTAATCCTGTTACAGATATATTTGCATCTGCTGTAACTATTTCAGTTCCTATAGATGTACTTAAAGATTGACCTGTTACGTTTTGATTAACACTAATGTTAATTGTAACAGAACCTGTATTAGTGCCTAATGTATCTAAAGAGTTTCCTTCACCCCATGCAAACTCGCCAAACGCACCTTGACCCCAGGCGTCTGTTCCTACTTGAACATTAACTCCATTATCACCCCAGGCTTGATCGCCCCATTTATTAGATCCCCAGGGTGATGATGACATATTCTACTCCTTAGCTGATTCTTAAAATCGCTGCAGAAGTAGTAAATGCTGGAAATTGAATTGTAAAAGTTCCCGCTGTTGCTGTTTTGTCTCCGCCAAAATCTAAAACACAAACTGCTTTTTTAGCGTCTGTTGAATTATAGATTAGTGCACCTCTCGCAGTTAATGTTACGCCTGTGAAAGATAAATCAGCGAAGTCAACAATTGCGACTCCTGATGCGACCGATGTTTGTTGAGACTGTAATACACCGCCACCTGCTACATATTGACCTGATGCTGAAACTTCACTTCCTGTTGTGTATGAAGTTGTTGCTGCACCTAAAGTGGCTGCGTTTGTATATAATGCTAATTTAAATGTATCACCACCTGAATCCAGATCGTGAACTCCATCTAGTAATTCTTTTTTAAAAGAATTTGCTACTGCTTGTGTTATTGCCATATTAATTTCTCCTTAATAAAATTTTAATTATTTGGTGAAGGCGAAGGTATTTTAACTCTCGGCACTCCATCCGTGTACTCATCTCTTCTTCTTCTACCCATTTGTTCTAAAGCATAAGATTGAATAGCTTCATTATACCTGTTTTGATACAGATTGTACATATCAGCTGGTCCTTTAAGATAGCCGTAAGCTTCAACTAAACATGCATAAAGTAATACATCAGGGGCTTGTTTAGATAAATCTGTTTGAGTATTTGAAGAACTTAAAGCAGGTGGTGAAGGTATGTAATTTAATTGAATTTCGTAACCACTATCTGGTGTTGGAGCAACTACAATATTATCATCATCCCAATTTGCATAGTATTTAGGTTCACCTGTTGTACCATCATTATTATATTCAGATATAAAACTAGTATCTCTTTTATCTAAAAAAGTTCTTGTAGATCCATTAATAACCTGTACTGATCTAACAATATGAGTATCAGTAGGTAATAAAATATATCTATTACCTGATGTAAAATTAGATGTAGCATAAACTCTATCATAATCCGCATCTACTTCTCTAAATATTCTAAATTCAGCATCTCTAATAAAACCATCAACAATAGTTGATGTTAAGACAGAAGAATCAACTTCAGTATAATCTCTAATTTTCTGTACTAATTCTGCATATGTCATGTTGGTATTCCATTTATTAAAATTGTTATATTACCAGTTCTAGTACCCATTTGTCTTTTATTATTTTCTTCTAAAGGGTCAGTAGAGGGTTGCATTCCATTAGATGTAAATTGACCGTCCCAATATTGAGGATCTAAATAAACTGTTACAGGTGCAGCTCTCTGTGGTCTTGCATTCCATAAAGCAACAGGATCAGCCATATGTGGCTTAGGATCTAGTTGTGGATGTTTAGCTTCAAATTCAGATATATGAACCCAAGAACCATTCCATTCTTTTACCATTTCTCTATATGGAAAAGCTTGTCCTGAACGATCAGAAATAGATTGTGAGTATTTACCTTTTGCGTAAGCCATTATTATCCTTGTGGGTAATAAACATTAGGTGTGATGTAAACAGATGTTCTTTGTCCATCTTCATCTAATGCTCTTTTTAATTCATCTTCGTATAACATTTTTAACATTTGAACTCTGTCTAATGCAATTTTTTGTGATAAATAAAATGCTAATCCTGAAACCATACAAGGATAAAATCTAAATGGCATATCAGTTGTATTAGCGTATGCTCCTGCATCTTGTATTCGTGCAAGATAATAATAAAATATATTTGTCACGGCGCTCGTATCAGGAGCTAGATATAAACTTATAGTTGGTGTAATTTGTCTGTTAACGTAATATTGTGAAGGTGTTCCTGTATCTGTTTTATTTGGAATAGCAATATATTCTGATCTAGAAATTTTAGTTAATGTTTGTTGAGTACCACCTGTTGTAGTTACAACAGCTTCTAGAACATCATTACAATCACTTGGTGTATTGTAAGTTGCTGTTCCGTTTACAAGGGTTAATGTTTCTGATTTTACTTTCCAAAGATTAATTCCTCTATTTCCCCATTCAGAAAATAAAAGATTTAAACTTCTTCTAGCTGATTTAATATCGTGACCTGAATTAGTTCTTACACCACATCTTTCGTAAGCTTCTTCAATAGCTTCGTCAATCGTGATATTAAACGATGTAGTTCCCGATGTAGCCATTTCATAACCTTACGCTTTAATTGCTTTTTGTAAATCTAAAGGTAATTTTTTTTGAGCTTTAGTAAGTGTTCCAGTTTTAGCTTTCATCATCTTACCGTATTTAGCTTTTTCAATTTTACCAGTCATTTTGTAGGCTTTGTGCCCACCACCCATTTTCATCATAATAATCTCCTTAATTAATATATTATAATAACACTAGGCATTACTTTAGTAAATCTCCATAATAAGATACTAAGCTAGGATTTGATAATTTGATATCTGCTGAATCGTGTTGAATAAATTTACCGTTATATGCTTTTGTTGTTTTAGGAACACAGTTAGGTACTTTTCTACCATTTTTAGTTTTCATACCAACCATTTCATATCCTTCCCAACAAGGTCCTTTTTTAGCCATTAGATACCCTCCTCTAAGAATACTTTAGTTTTTTTACAAGCACATTGCTTAATATTAAAAATCTTACAAATTATTTCTTTAATCTTTTTCATCATAATTTTTAGTGGCCACTTTGAGAGTGTATAACTTCTCCTCATTGCGGTTATATAACTTCTTAGATTTTATCACTTTAAATCTAAAGAGTAAACTTCTAAGCTTTTTTGCTATTGGATTTCTTGTTTTTTGCATGTGCAGAATCTTTCATTAATCTGCCATTAGGCATATAGTGATAACCTTCAGGTGCTTTTTTCTTTCTAGCTCCTCTAAGTTTACCATCTATTTGTTGTGTCATTTGTGATCTTCCTATTGCCATGGTCTGTACTGTACCTTTCCGTCTTGTCTATATGCGACAAGACTTTCTTTTTTATTTAAATCTGTTGAATATGAACAATGGACCCACCCGCTCGAAGGTTCTCCCTCCTTGTAGAACTCGAGAATAATTTGATTCCAAATAAGGTTATCCCTTATCCATTGAGCTAATTCTTTATTATCTATTCCTGGAATCTCAAAGTCAGCTGCTGCTGATTTATTGTCTGCGCAATGTTCACTAGTAATTTTTGATCCTATCTCTATGCAAAGTTGAGCTGTACGAAATCCCGAACTTATGATTAGAGGCCTGTCAAAATGACTACGGATCGGTTGTAAAATATTCACAGCCAATGCTTTTAAATTTTCTATTTGCATTGGTGATGGATTGTTATTAATGCCTTTACGTTCGGCAACTTGACTTTTAATAAGCTCATCCAAGCTTATATTAGCTGTAAGTTTCATTATTTTGGTTTTATTATTTTATTTATAGTCATTGAACCATCAGTATTATATTCTATTTCAGCTTCAACTTCACCACACATAAATCTTTTATTATCCATACTCATATTTCTTTCAGCTTCTCTTTTATGTTTAAGACAATCTGATATCGAATCTTGTATCCTATGCTCAACTATTTGTCCATTGATAAATAAACAAAGAGCTATAACAGCTTTTAACATTAAACGAACCTACCTTTATTAGGTCCTTTTTTAATCATATATTTAGATGTGCCGTTTGCACCAATCTCTACTTCTTTACGAAGCATTTTAAAGAATTTCATTTCTTTTTTAGAATCTAAAGATTCTTGAGCATATTTAATACTTTTAAATTGATTTATTTTATCTCTATCAGCCATTATTTTTTCCTCCAATACTCAGTTATTTGTTTCCACTCACATTCAGCATCTTCACAAGTATAATCATATTCTTGTAAAGTACCTGCATTAATGCCCGTTTCCGTTTCCGTTACTAAATTTAATATCTCTTGTGGCATCTTTAAGTTTTTCAATATCTTTTTTTAATTTTTCAATATCTTGCATAGCTGCTTCTAACATAACTTTAACGTGTAAGTTTTCTTCTAATATTTTTTGTTGTTTTTCTGTTTTTTCAGCTAGAGCCTCAAGTAAAAAAAATTGTTCTTTATCTGTTGGAACTTGATCTGCCTTTTTTAAAAGGTCAGCCTCCATTAATTTATTTTTAGTTTCTAAATCTGATATTTGAGATATTAAGCCAAAATAAACCCATACACTCATTGCTGCTCCAGCTATAATAAGCCCTATAGTTTTAAGATCTGTTTTTACAGAAGTATCTTCGTTTATTCTTGCCATCTGAAATTAACACTTCCATCTTCTTCTTGCTTGTCTTAATCTTGAATTAGGATCTCTTGCAGCTTTAGGAAACATCTTCATTTGTCCTGCTGATCTTGCACAAAAAGATTTTCTTCTTTTGGCTGCTTTACTTCCTTTTTTAACTTTACCTGTTACTGCTGTTTTTAATTTTGATCCAGGGTTCATTCTTCTGTATGCACGGACCCCTGCTGCCGTCATACCTGCTCCAGATTTTGTAGATCTAAAGTTTTTTTTGTTACGCGCAGGCATACCACCTTTTGCGTATCCATCGATCTCTATACCTAAGTCAGCATAGTAATCCATGCTTTACCTCTAGTAAGTTAATCCTGGTGCTGAGTATTTATCTGTTAGAAGAGTATATGCAGCAATATTAGTTTTTGTTTTGCAGTAGATACCTTTTGGAAATACAATTCCATCATCAGGAAAAGAAAAGTTTACTGTATCACCTGAAGCAACATCACCAATAAATAATGTTGTTCCTGAATTTGAAGTTGTAGTTAATTCTAAAACACCTGCTCCAACACTGTCTGAAGCAATAATAATTCCTTTTAATCTTATTGGTTGTTCAATAATTGCAGTAGCTCCTGCTGCTGCTGTAGATCTAGTTGCTTGAATATCTAATGCCATAGTAATTCCTATTTTATATTAAAAAAATAGGGGCGTAAATACTACGCCCCTATTAATTATTTGATTACGCTCCTGGCGAACCAAAGATCCCTCTAGGATCAGACCAACCGAAGCTGTATCTTTCTCTAGCTTTGAATCTTACGTTACCAGTGTCGAAGTCACCTTCAATCGCTGTTTTAATTGGCGATCTTACAAAGTGTTTCAAACCGTTTGGCGCATCAGTCATAATGAAGAATGCATCAGTATCAGTCAAGAAATGGTTAACTCTGTAACCTTCTGGAATCATACCCATGTTCATCATTGCGTTGATGTCGTTTTTCGCAAACGCTGAAGAACCACCTGGTGTTGTAGATAAAGGTGATTTCATAATTCGCTCTGCAGTAAATTGTAATTCTTTTGGAATTATCAATTTTCTACCCATAGTAGCGATTTTTAATCCTCTTTCGTCTACGAACGCTGCGATGTCTATTAACGCTTGTTCTAACGAAGTTTCTGATAAATCAGAAGCAGTTGAAAGTTCATTTCTGAACGTTCCACCGTTAGCTAATGGGTGGTCGATAGTACAAAGTGCTTTACCGTCACCTCCATTATAGCTTCCGCCTGTATTAAACGCATTGTTTAATACGTTAGCTGCTGTGATTTGTTTAGATTGCGCCATTGATCTAGCAAGAGCTCTTGTGTATCTGCCCGCTAATCTGTCGTATAAGTTATCTTCAATAGCCTCTTCTGTGATAGCAAAAGCTAACGCCACAGTGTTGTGAGTGTATCTTGAAGTATATACTTCAGAAGCTTGGTCAAATGTGACCATAGCACCTTCAGCTTTTGTTGCTGCTGTGCCAAAGCCAGATAACATGACTTCTTCTTCAAACGCTCTGTCTGAAGCTTCTGACATGAAGATCTCTGCATGCTCGTTGTCGTATCTATTGTATTCCAGGCCGAATAGTGCATTCAATCCTGGCTCTAGTTCTTTAACTAGTTGTGATCGTGATATAGCCATAATTTATTCTCCTATTCCTATATTCCTGTGCCCTGAGCATAGAAGTGGTTATTAATTCTAACCAACACATCTACATTCACGCTTCCAGCAGTGTCGTTTTGCGTATCTTGCGAAACGTCAATTGCTTGAAGAACAGTACCACTTGTTGTTAAACCAGATACACTATAGTCCAATTGAACTTTAGAAATACCTGTTAAAGTGTTTCCTGTTACGTTTGTTATTGCGAAGTTTTTAAAGATGTCTGCTACTGCAAACGCTCCATCAGAGTCGATTGAGTAAACTACATCTGGATCATCGATAACAGTAGCGACAATGTCACTAGCATTAACAGTTCCAGGATAGTAGTTTTTCCAAGTCGGCTTCTGAGTAGTAGGGTCTGTGTAGAATACTCCGTTAAAAACGCCCACTACAAGATCAGAAGTATTTGCAACTGCTCTTTGGATTCCACCACCTGTTACAGGTTTTACCAAGTCACCTTGATAAATTGGCGTACCGTAGTTCGCTGCAATTCTATATCTGTTTTGTGCGTTAATAAATGGAGAGCCATCTAACTTTCTTACTGGTCTTAGACCATATTTTTCAGCTACATTAGCCATGTTGTTTTCTCCTCATAGTTTATTAACATTTACCTTGGTGTGAATTTTACCAAATCATTAGGATTTGTTTCCTCCACCAAAAGTTACGCGAGATTGTCTACTAATATTAATAGGCATCTCCGGTCGTTGTTCCTTCATGACATCGTTGTCTACCGCGTCTACTCTGTCCTGAGTAATTTTTCTAAAATACTCGGCACGGCTTTTTACGATCTCTTCAGGTATCCTTCCCAACACAAGGCCAGCAACCCCGATCAAACCTGCGTAAGTTCCCTGAGCTATGATTGGATATGAATGATCACCAAGTTGATTTTTAATCTCCTCAGCTCTCACAAATTCCCAACCTTCTCTCATTTTCTTAGATACGTTTGCCGTATCCTGAAAACCCATACTCTCGGTTCTTATCCATCTATGGACATAACCGTCTGGCGCAGGTGGTGCATCCAGAGATGATGGTGGCGTCCAAGGTTTATTTCTAACCTCTTTTACTTCTTCTGACGCGCGTGAAGTTCTTTTTATATTATCGCTCATACTACTGTACCTCCTTCACGTATTTAGCGTATTCTTCTAGTGGCACCCCTAATTTTTTGGCAATAGCCACCTGTGATTTGGTGAGTCTCACAGATCTACGTCCCTGCTGACTTCTGCCAGCACTAGCAACTTTTTGGACGGGTCTTCGTTGCTCAGATTGAAAACGGTGAGGGAAATTTTCCTTCATACGTTTATCAATCTCATTATAATACTCCTCACTCTCTACATCAACTCCCATGCCCACTAGATCTTCGTGCACAGTCATTGCTGCGTTTGTCATAATTTTATCATTACCAAACCAAGTGTTTTTAGAAGCCCAATCTTGAGCTTTTTTACTTGGCTCAGTTGGTACTACGTCTTGTTGAGTATATTTTGGCTCTTCTTTAACGCTATTTTTCTGCTCTTCTAACTGTTTAAGTCTAGCTTCTCTATCAGCCATCTTAATTCTAGCTTTTTCTTTTTCAACAGATAGTCTAGTTAACTCATCGTTAGCTTCCATAATTTTTTCAGCATCATTATTTTCAATAGCTTCTTTGAGTTTTCTTTTTACCTGTTCTCTTTGAGAATCAACTCTAGCGTCAAATTCTTTTAGATATTTTTCATCTGCAGAATCATATTTATTTACAGAATCGTCATACTTTTTCTGTAAACCTTTTGCAAAATCCAAAGCAGCTTTTTCTCTTCTTTCAGCTTCTCTGTATTTTCTTGTTAGTTTGTCTATTCTCTTTTTTACAGATTCAGATA